CCGCCGTGATTTTTGCGCTCTCTCCAAGGTATTTGCTCATTTCGTTACCTCCTTATTCCAGCACGATGAACGGGCTGACGGTGTTGGACGTGGACCCTTCGAGCGGTAAAGCCGCCGAAAGCCAGGGCTTCCCATCGATGTTCCAAAACGCTTTGATGACGGTCTTGTTGGACGTGAAATAGACGTGCTGCGATGCCTCCACGAACGGACCCGACCCGTCTTTGATCAGGTAATAAGAGGCGTCACAGAGCACGAGGTCACCCTTGGACCCGAGCGCGGGGGAGCGATCCGCGAAATACAGCGGATAACCGAACAGGGTCGCCGGGACGCCGTCCGCTGCCGAGGGTGCGAAGATCAGGTTGGAACCGCCATCGGCCAGGGCCAGAAGCTGCGGAAGGGTCGTCTGGGAAGCGATCCAGAACAGGGAGCCACCGAACTTTGCGCGGGCGTACATACTGCGGAGGTCCGCAATGGCGATCTGGGAAGCCGTGGTGCGTGCAACGACAATCGAACACGGTGCGTCGAGGATTCCCAGGGGGCCGCCGATACCGTTACCGCGCAGGATCTGATAATCCTCCCACCCGATGATGGCCTTGCGGAGCTGCGCCCCAATGAGCCCTGACGCCGCCTGCCAGTTGCGGAGGAGCTTGTCTGACGTGGTGATGTAAGCGGCGACTTCGCCCGGCTCCAGGGAAACTTCCTTCAGCCGAAGATCCGTCTCGCTTTTCGTCCCGCCTTCGTTCACCTTGGCAACGACAACGCCGCCATAGACGTTCTCGCTCGCCGTCTGATCCAGGGCGGGCATGGTGATGCGGGCGTCCGGGGGATCGCCTGCGGGGATGACGGTACAGCGGGGCCGGAAAATGGCTTCCTGCGGCTGCACCTGAAGGAGCTCGGGCCGGAACTGCTCGGGGATGGCAAAACCACCCTCGACGCCCTGATCCATGCTCTGCTCGCGGTATTCCACATGGCCCAGACGCGGGTCATCCCGGTTGAACCGCACGGAGCAAATGAACTCTCCGAGGTTACGGAACTCGCTCGGGGTGCTGGTCGTGCGCTTGAAGCTCACGCGGTAGGGTTTATCCCCGCCCGCTGCGTTCTTCGCTTCGCGTTCTTCCAGTTTTTCAAGCCGCTCAATGTCGCGCTGAAGCTGGTCCGCCTCAGTCTCCATCGCGGCGTACTGCGCCGTTTCCTCATCCGTCAGGTCACGCTTTTCCCCGTCGGCAAGGTCGAGCATGGCCCGCATTTTGTCGATTGCTTCCTGGGCTCGCGCCTTCAATTCCTTGATTTTGTCCATCGTTTCCTCCTTAAATTCTGCGGAGATCAAACTCTCTCTTAAGCAAGTTGAGCCTCATTCCGGCGGGGACGGACCCGCGCCGCTCCTGTGATGCAGCCCATTGTGACCGTGAGTGGACGCTCACATCGGTCTGCTTGTAAAAGGGGAAGGTGACGGGGCTGACGTCCCATAGCCGCACTTCCCGGAGTGTGTACAAATCCAGGTCGCCGCCTTCGCCTTTCGTTCTTTCTTCGTCGATGATTTCAAAACCGAAGCTCATCTGGCTGATGTCGCCCCGGCTGATGGAGGTCATGAGGTCGCGGGCAAACTGCGTGTCGGGCGGGTCGATCTGGACAAACAGACCCTTTTCATCCTCACGCATGACAAGCGTGCCTGCGGTGTTGCGGCCCAGAACATAGTCCGGGGAATGATTGAACAGGGCGCGAACGTCGTCGTTGACGATGGACTTTTCAAACGCCCCCTTTGCGATGCGCTCGCGGAAATAACCGCCATCGCCTATGACGTCGAAAACGGCGGCATGGCCCACGATCCGGGGCTTCTCTGAATCGTCGCGGTTGACCGCCATCGACGTGACGTTAAACGTCCGGTATTCCATTTGCTTGTCAGGCATCTTCGTCGTCTCCTTGCTGTGGCGTGGGTATTGCGGGCTTTTCGGGGGGCTCCTGTCCGGCGGGGATCATGTTCAGGGGTACGAGATATTCCTGTCCCTTGCCGTCCGGGAGGGGGTTCATGTTTTCCAGGGACCGGATTTCATCGACGCTCATCCATCCCCATTGACGGGCGACGGAGTACGCCTGATACCGGGTTGAGAGGTCGCCCCGGAGCAATCCGGCGAGGTTGAACTCCGCAAAATATTTTCCTTGGTCCCGCTTGGGGATCAGGTTGCGGTTAATCGACTGCTCAATACGGACGCACCAGGGGCGGACGGTGAATGTCGCAAACGACAAGAACAGTTGTTCCGCGCTCGCGTATGTCATCGTATTCGTGGGATGCCCGATCATGATGGGCGGGACGCGGAAGATGCGGGCGATTTCCTCTACGCCGAACTGCCGGGATTCGAGGAATTGCGAATCTTCATTGCTCATCCCGATCCGCGACAGGTCGCCGCCGTCTTCCAGAACGATGGACTTGAATTTGTTTTCAAGTTTTCCGTACTCGGCCAGGGATTCTTTCAGGAATGTCTTTGCGTTCTCGGATAGCTTGACGCCGGCGGGGAATTTCAGGGCCATGCCGACAGAGGCGTTATTCGCAAAAAACCGCCCGCCGTACTGATCCGCCGCCATAGACAGGCCGATGGATTCCCGCGCCACCTGAATAGGAGACACGCCCCGGTAGCCTTCGGGCATATCGCCGTTATAGGTGCATGAAATCGGGAGGTGCTTGACGTGCCATATCTGTTCGCGGGGGATGGGCTCCTGCTTGCCGTCCTCGTAGCGATAGACATAGACGGGCAGGCCATTGGCAACGGCGACGTCCATCCGGGCGGGATTCAGCGGGAGCATTTCCTCGATCTGATCGCGGGAGTTACGCACGATGCGGGCGTAGGATTCCCCCCTCAGGCACAGGTGCGCCACCTGAGACTCCCTGAAATCGAACGAGGTCATGAAGGCGTTGGGCGCGTCGTGCAGGATCGGATATAGGGGATAACCTGTGGCGGGCTTTTTGCCGTCAGAACCGACGCGCTCGTAAATCGTCAGGGGGAGCGATGCGATGGTTTCCGCAAGCACCTTGACGCAGGCATACACCGCCGCGACCTTCAGGGATGAATCCGCCGTGACGGATACACCGGAAGATGCGGGTTGCTGGACAAACCGGGATAGCCAATGATTCGGGTCGGAGAGCCCCCGAAGTAGGACGTTATCTTTGAACTGACGGATTCGGTGTGTAATGGACATTCTTCCCCCCTGTGAGAAACATTGTGGGGAAGAACGAAAGAATTATCCCGGACGTGAGGGCACCAAACGGCACCAACGTAAAAGAATTTAACTGGCGGGGTCTTTTGAGATGATGGAAATGATCACCGGGCGCTGAAAGCGGAGGGTTTTATCCCCCACCTTCAGGCCCGGCAGCTTGCCTTCATTGTGCCATGAGTAGATGGTTTTGACGGAAACCTGAAAGATCGCCGCCACCTCATCGGGCCGGAATAGCGACTTGTGCGGGATGTCCCTGTTTGCCGTGCTTGACATTCATCACCTCGTAAAAACGATGTTCTCCGCGTCGATCCCTTCACGTTCCCGGCGTTCACGGCTGTGCGGCGACATGGCGTTGAAACGGTTGTCAGTCGTGAACCCGGCCCCGGTCATGATGTCCATGATTGGCCCCTTGCTTGTCTTCGATACTTCGATCAGGGCGGATTTGATATATGGGAGTGTCTGCTGCATCCCCTTGACCACTTCCAATTCCTGGCCGTCGATGTCGATCTTGACGTGAGTTGGGCGGAGCGGAACGTCATCCAATGGGATAACCATGACCAACCCCCCAGGGCCCCCAACTTGCCCGCCGGAGATCCCGGCCTCCCCGTTGCCGCTGAAGTTCGACCACCCCCTGTGATCGCCTACCGCATCCGGCCAAATGATGACATTCTGAAATCCATTCAGGCTTATGTTGTATGATAAGGCCATCCAATTTTCATGCATCGGCTCAAACGCAACAATCTTCATGCCCGGATACAGGCTCGCGGCATACAGCGAATAAACGCCCACGTTCGCACCGACATCGAAAAAGATGTCATGGGGATTGAATGACTTCAGCCATCTAATCGTTTCTGGCTCTTTGTCAAGTGCCGTCCGCCATCTATATTCCTCCATTTTCGTACTCACGCGCATCTTGAAACGTACTTTACCGTCTTCTATCACTTCCCTTATTTCATCCATTATGCGGCCCTCCTATTTGCACCGCCCTTTGATTGATTCTCTTTTGCCCATAAGGGCTGTAAATTCCCCAAAGACCAACACTCCTTAAATTGTGGGTCATCCCATGAAGTAAAGAAAAAAGCGCTGATGGGGACTTTATGATCTATGTGCCACGATCCATAATTATCCCATGACATACCTGGCTTAAATTGCGCCTCTAAGTGTTTCCTCAATGCCGAAACATCATAATTGACGATCTCCTGCCATTTCGTTCCATTCTTCATCCCCCTCAACGATCTCCAGACAAGATTTTTCATATTCCTCGAAAGTTTGATCATTGGGATTTTATGCCTCTCGCGGGCATATGCATTGATTTCCGGTCGTTTATTGCGAATATGTTCCCTGATCTTAGCGGAATTTGATATGCGGTATTGTCTATTTTTAACCGCCAGTTCGACTTTATGTGTTTCGTAAAAACCCTTCCTATATTCTTTAATTCTTGGTTTGTTATTGATATAGTAAAATTGTTTTTTTCTTAGTATTTCCCTCTTATGTTTCTCATAATGCTCTTTCTTTCTGGCATCTATCTTTTCGGGCTGGTTTTCTCTTTCCGCCTTCTTGTATTCCAAAATCTTTTGTCTATTTTTCCAGTAATATTCCCTTGCGTTCTTTAGAGCCTTTTCCTTTCTTGATAAATAACCCCCCTTCTTTTCGCAAATATCAGAACAATATATTCTCCTCCCGTGAGATGGGCCGAATATTTTTTGACAATAGGGGCAAGTTTTCAGCACTTCTTCACCGCCCTTTCAATCAAAACCCTTGCCATTTGAGCAACGGGGCGACTTTCCTTTTCGGCCATTTTCTTTAGTGCCGCATATGTCTCATCCGTCAAAACAATCGTCATAGGGTGTTTTTTCTTCATCGCGTCCTCCTCTATCTTCCGCACTTCTCGCATGTGATCGGCGTGTTGATTCCGACGATGAACTGAGCAGCACCGTGATGATGTGCGCCGCAGTAGATCCCGCCTGTCAGAACAAACTTTCCATCCTTCGTTAGACCCGAAGCGCGATGAGTCTTTGATCCGTAGGGCGTTTTCAGAGCTACTTCGAGTTTCGTCCAACCCTTCGCTTCAATCGCCTTCATCGAATCATAGTAGGAGTGCGGCTCTTCCATCGTGATCTGTTCTGCGTCCAAAGCCTGTTTCATGTTGATGATCTTCATTTTGAGCCTCCATTGTTGTTTCGTTGGCTCATTCCTAACATTCTCCACGATATAATGTCAAGCATTATTTTTAATTATTTTTTCATCGCCTCACCCCCTCCAATCCCCAACAGGCTATCGACACATAGACCGGCCCTGTCGATTCATTAACGGCCCACTCCATGACCGCCCGCAACCGCTCCGGCGTGTCCGGCTGCATGACGGTCATCCCCGGCATGGTTTTCATCAAGGCCACATCTTCAAGGCATTCGTGGGATGTTCCCGGCCCTGTCGGAAGAATGCCCGCCAGATGGCCCACGAATACGATATGACGACGTTCAAGGCAGGCGTTGTAAATCTGTTCGTTCGCCCGACGACACAGGAAGGCGGCGAAGGAATGGACGATGGGGACGAATCCCCCGGCCGCCAATCCCGTCGCCATACTCACCATGTCCTGTTCCGCAATCCCGCACTGGATGAAGCGGCCCGGATAGGCCGTCTTAAAGGCGGTCAGGCCACAGTCTGGTTCAAGGTCGGCGTCCATGACCACGACGCGCTCGTCAGCGCCGATTTCTCGGAGGATGGCGGGGTATGCCTTCGCCAGCACGAAAGCCTCACAGGGGCGAACGTAGGGCCGTTTTTCGGCCTGTTCCAGACGGACGCCGGGAATCCTCGCGCATATCTCCTGCACCGCCCGCGTATACTCACCTTCTGATAATGCCCCCGCGTGGTATTTATTGTTTCCCTCCATGAAGGAGATGCCGGAGCCCTTGACGGTCCTGCGTTCTATGCCAACGAACGGTTCATTCATGCATATTCCGCGCGATAACGAATAACCGTTGCTATCATAGTGAATCCAAACATTTGATGAATCGACGTTTTGCAAAGCCTCCCAATTCTGCCCTTCCTGTAACTCCCCATCCCCTACCAGGACATGAATCTTCCGCTTCTGGCCCGCAAGTCTATCCGCCGCCGCTAACCCGTTCGCCTTGGAGATCCCCATCCCGAGCGAGCCGGTATTGAACATGACTCCCGGAACGTCAATCGTCGGATGACCCGGCAATCCCCCCGGGCGCCTGAAGGTATGAATCGCATCGAACGGGATGACCCCTTTAGCCGTCAGGACCGCATACAGCGCCGGGGCGTCGTGACCCT